AAACTAGATCAATCGGATAAGATTAAGAAGATATTCCAAGAAGAATTTGATAATGTGCTTGCTATGTTATCATTTAATGATCATGGACATGATATATTTAGAAAATGGTATATAGACGGTAGACTCTATTACCATATTATTATTGATGAAGCTAATCCCAAGAAAGGTATCTTAGAATTAAGACCTGTAGAATCTACTCAGATTACTAAAGTTAAAGAAATTGAAGAAGAAATCGATCCTAAAACTCAAGCTAAGGTAGTTGTAGGAGTTAATGATTATTATGTATATCATGATGAGAATACACTATCATCTTCTCAGGGATTAAAAATCTCTAAAGATGCTATTATATTCGTACCATCTGGTCTTCTTTCATATAAGAAAGATAGGGTAGTAGGTCATTTAGATAAAGCTATAAAACCAGCTAATCAGTTAAGAATGATGGAAGATGCTCTATTGATATATCGTATCGCTAGAGCACCTGAACGTAGAATATTTTATATTGATGTAGGTAACCTTACTAAAGGTAAAGCAGAAGAGTATCTACGTGGTATTATGAACAACTATCGTAACAAGTTAGTATATGATGCGGAAACAGGTGAATTAAAAGATACACATAAACATCTTTCTATGATGGAAGATTTCTGGCTACCTAGAAGAGAAGGTGGTAGAGGTACAGAGATATCAACATTACCTGGAGGTCAAAATCTAGGTGAGATTGAGGATATCTTATATTTTCAGAAGAAACTATATAAAGCACTTAATGTACCTGCTAATCGTCTAGAGACAGATCAGTCATTTAATCTAGGTAGATCAACAGAAATTTCTAGAGATGAAGTTAAGTTCCAGAAGTTTCTAGATCGTATTTGTGCTAAATTCGGAAATGTATTCTTAGAAGCTTTAAGAACACAACTAATCCTTAAAGGTATTATTACCAGAGATGATTGGAATGACTTGAATAATTCAATGGCGATTGATTTTGCTGATGACATTTATTTCTCAGAACTTAAAGAAACTGAAATGATGAAAGAACGTATTAACACTCTCAGAGAAGTTGATGAGTATGTTGGTAAGTACTACTCTGTTGAATATGTACGAAGGAATATACTTAGACAAACAGATAATGATATAGAAGAAATAGATAAGCAAATAGCAGATGAAGAAGAGATATACGATGATCCTGAAGAAGAAGAAGCAAATAGAAATTCAGGTGAAGAAGTTTAGTTTTTTATAAATATATAACAAAGAGATAATATTATGGAATCTATTAAAAGTTTAATTAATAACATTAGCAACGGTAATGATTCAGGGGCTATTGATGATTTTAAGTTGTCAATGAATAATAAAATAGCTGACTCATTTAACAAGCAAATTGTTGATGTTGCATCATCTATGGCGGTTTCTGAACCAAACATTCAGGCTCCGGAGTCAGTAGAAAAGGAATAAGTATGAAACTAATAACAGAATATGTTGAGGAAAATTTATCATATTTTACAGAAGACTCTAAAGAGTCAGGTAATAGGAATACCTTTATAGAAGGTATCTTTATGCAAACAGAAGCTAAGAACCGTAATGGTCGTATGTATCCTAAAAAGATCATGGAGTCTGCTGTACACAAATATGTAGAAGAACAAGTGTCTAAAGGTAGAGCTGTAGGTGAGTTAAATCATCCAGACTCACCATCAATAAATTTAGACAAGGTTTCACATCGCATCACTTCACTCAAATTCGAGGGGAATGATGTGATTGGAAGAGCACTTGTACTAAACACTCCAATGGGTAAGATTGTAAAAGGTCTTATAGAAGGTGGTGTAAAGTTAGGTGTTTCAAGTCGTGGTATGGGAAGTATTGAGAATAAGAATTCTATGAATGTTGTGAAGGATGATTTTCATCTTGCAACAATTGACATAGTTCAGGATCCATCAGCACATAATGCATTCGTTAATGGGATTATGGAAGGTGTTGATTGGGTATGGGACAATGGTATTCTTAAAGCTCAACAGATTGAAAAATATGAGACTGAAATAAGAAAAACAAAAATGAAGGATCTTAACGAGATTCAATCAAAATTGTTTCAAGATTTCCTCTCGAAACTTTAACAAAGAGGTAAAATTAATGTCTAAAGAAATGCAAGATAGCATCGCCGACATCAATGAAGAACAACTAGATACTATGTTGGAGGACGTTGAAGTTAAAGATGAGGAAATTCTTGAGAAATATAAAGATGATGATGAAGAAGATGAAGCAGAAGTCGAAGTTGATGACGATGAGTCAGAAGTCGAAGACGACGATGAAGATGAAGCTAAAAAAGTGAAAAAAGAAGATTCGGCTGCTTATCAAAAATGTTGGAAAGATAAGTACATGAGGCGGATGAAGGAAACACAGCATCCGGTAGGGTCTACTATGGAAATTACTATTAAAGCACATGCGCAATCATCATGCGCTTCTTTAAAAGAAGGATCTGAAGGTGGTTGTGAAGTTATTTCATATGAAGAATTTAGCAAAGAGGTTGATGCACTGTTAGCAGAGCAACAATCAACAGTTGATTTTTCTGATGATTTAAATGCATTAGTTGGAGGTGAAGAATCTCTAGCTGAAGGATTTAAAGACAAAGCTGCACTAATCTTCGAAGCTGCTATTTCATCTAAACTTAAAGTAGAAGTTACTAAACTAGAAGAGTCTTATGAGTCTAAACTAGAAGAAGCTACTACTGAAGTTAAAGAATCTTTAGTTGATAAAGTAGATTCATATCTAAACTATGTTGTTGAACAATGGGTAGAAGACAACAAAGTAGCGATTGAGTCTGGTTTAAGAACTGAGATTACTGAATCATTTATATCATCTTTAAAAGATGTATTTGTTAATCACAATATCGATGTACCAGAAGATAAAGTATCTTTGGTTGATGAACTTGCTGAGCAAGTTACGAAACTAGAAGAACAACTTAATGAATCTGTTCAACATGGTATTACATTATCAGAAAGAGTTCATAATCACGAGAAAGCTGAAGCTATTGCAGAAGCCTGTATCGGAATGACTGAGCTTGATATTGATAAATTCAATTCTCTAATTGAATCAATCGATTATGATAATAAAGAGCAATTTACATCTAAAATCGAAACAATTAAAGAATCATATTTTAAGGTTAAATCAGCACCTGTAGAAGAAGAACTTCTTACCGCGGATTCTAATACCGATAATACTTTAATGAGTCCATCAATGGCAGCATATGTATCTGCTATCAATAAAAATCAATCTTTCTAACGGAGAAAATAAATATGTTTGGTTCACAAAACTTAATGGAAAAATGGAGTCCTGTACTTAATGCAGAAGGAACTCCAGAAATCACGGATCCTCATAAAAAAGCAATTACAACTGTTTTACTTGAGAATACTGAAAAAGCACTAGCTGAAGAAAGAAGCCAATCTGGTTTCTTATCAGAATCCCCTGCAAATAATACTGCAATGGGTTATTCAACTACTGATGGTGCTGCACAGGGTAATAACTGGGATCCTATTTTAATTAACTTAGTTCGTCGCGCAATGCCTAATGTCATCGCTTATGATGTCGCAGGTGTTCAACCTATGAACGGTCCTACTGGTCTTATCTTCGCTATGAAAAGCTTATATAAAGGCGAGAAAACAGCTGGTACTGGCATAAGTCGTGTAGTTACAGCGCAGGATATCTCATCTGGACTTAAATCTGGTGGTACTGTTCTTGATAATGACGATCTTGGTCTTTTTCTACCTATCGATGTAGTTCAAGCGGCTGATGTTGAAGCACTAGGTCTTAATAAACCTGATACTTCTTGGTCTGGTAGATATCCTACTACAACTGCGGAGAATTTGGGTCGTCCAGGTGGTACAGCATTCAAAGAAATGGGTTTCACCATTGACAAGACTACTGTTACTGCAGAATCTCGTGCATTGAAAGCTGAGTACACAATGGAATTAGCACAAGATTTGAAAGCTGTTCATGGATTAAATGCTGAGTCTGAATTAGCAAATATCCTTTCAGTTGAAATCTTAGCTGAGATTAACCGTGAAGTATTAGACAAAATTAATACTGATGCTGTTAAAATTTCTGATGGTACTGGAGCTGTAGTAGGTGCTGGGTTTGCAGGTTGGGATATTAGCGCAGCAGCTACATCAGGTATTGGTAACAACGATGGTCGCTGGGCTGTTGAGCGTTACAAAAACTTAGGTGTTAAAATTGAATTAGAAGCTAACGCGATTGCTGTTGCAACTCGCCGTGGTAAAGGTTCTTTTATCATCTGTTCTTCTAACGTAGCTTCTGTATTAGCAGCTTCAGGTGTTCTTGATTACGCTCCTGCGTTATCTACTAACTTGAAAGTTGATGATACTGGTTCATTATTTGCTGGTGTTTTAAATGGTTCTATCAAAGTATTCGTTGATCCATATGCAGCAGCTGATTATATAACTGTTGGTTATAAAGGCACTAACCCATATGATGCAGGTTTATTCTACTGCCCATACGTTCCTTTAACAATGGTTAAAACTATTGGTGCGGATGACTTCCAACCACGTATCGGGTTCAAAACTCGTTATGGTATGGTTAACAATCCTTATGTCGGTAGCTTGGCTGGAGAAAACACCTACTTCCGTACTATGAATGTTTTAGGTATTACATAGTAGGTCAATATTGAACTAAGGCTACCTTAGGACAAAATTGGAAAGGACCCTTAACCGGGTCCTTTTTTTATGAGTATAAATAGTGGTATAGACCGAACACTAAGGATTTCATTAAAATGGCAAAAAATATAAATTTCCTATCACCACATAATTATAAAGTGGTAATAGCAAAGATTCCTAATATTGAATACTTTACTACAGGTGTTATTATCCCTGCACTTAATCTTAATCCTGCAGAATATTCTACACCAACAAGACAGCTTAAAGTCTTCGCAGATCACCTAAATTTTGAAGATCTTACATTAAACGTGATCATTGATGAAGATATGGAAAATTATAAAGAAATATTTGACTGGATCAGTGAAATAGTGTATACTAATGATAACACATTAGATAAGACATCAGATATAACAGTAATGGTAATGAATTCTAAAAATAATGTTATAAGGAATATAAGATTTACAGACGCTTATCCAGTAAGCATAGGGGATATAGTATTTGAATCTAATACCGAACAACTAGAATATCTTACAACTGCTGTAAACTTTGTATTTACTAATATGATTTTTGAATAGGAGATAAACAATTTATAATATTGAAGATATACTTAAAGAATGGAAAATAGATGTAGAAATTGATACTATAGCACTAGACGATGTCTCAATGCAATCAGCTACACTACACGCCAAATACCTTGAAATGCTTACTAAAACAAAGCTAGAACTGAAGCATTTTGAAACTCAATTAGAACTTGCCTATAAAGACAAATGGCTTTATTATGAAGGTAAGATGGACCCTACAACAATAAAAAGATTAGGTTGGGATCCTGACCCATTCGATGGTCTAATAGCACCAGCCACTAAAGCACAAAAAGAACAATACTATAAAGCAGATAAAGATCTACAAGCCTTATCTTCTAAAATAGATCTTTCTAAGATCACCAAAGAAACACTCGATGAGATCTTAGGGCATATTAGATTTAGATCAAATAACATTAAAAATATAATTGAATGGCGTAAGTTTATGTCAGGTACATAAATGGATACAATTAAAATCTCTAAAGTTAACCATGCTATGCTTCATATTAATACTGAGGCATCTATAGCTCAAGAACTCTCAGAGCATTTCTCATGGTATGTACCTGGATATCAGTTTGTTCCCTCTTATAAGAACAAATATTGGGATGGTAAATTCAGATTGTTTAAGTTAATGTCACGTGAGATACCATCTGGTGTGTTTGCGTATGTTAAAGAATTTGCCGATACTCGTGGGTATAATATACAGCTTGAAGACTCAGCTACATACGGATCTATTAATACTAAAATAGATATAAATGCTCGACAATTAGTTCTCTTTATTAAATCCTTAAACTTAACATCTAAGGGCCTTAAGATAGAGCCACGCGAATATCAAGTTAAAGGTATTCTTCATGCTATACACAACAAGTCTTCTCTCTTATTATCCCCTACAGCTTCAGGTAAATCATTAATTATTTATTGTGTACTTCGCTGGTATTTAGATAATTATGATAGGAATGTATTACTGGTTGTACCTACTACATCTTTAGTAGAACAGATGTATACTGATTTTGAAGATTACTCTAAGTATGATAAATCCTTCTCTGTAGAAGAATATGTACATAGAATCTATTCAGGTAAAGAACGTAATACAGACAAAAGAGTAGTTGTTACTACATGGCAATCTATATACAAGTTCCAATCTAAATGGTTTGAACCATATGGTATGATTATAGGTGATGAAGCACATACATTTAAAGCTAAATCTTTAACTTCTATAATGACTAAATTAAAGGAAGCTGACTTTAGAATAGGTACAACAGGAACTGTACCTGATGAATCAGCGGAATGTCATAAACTTATATTAGAGGGTCATTTTGGACCTATATATAAAGTAATAACTACTAAAGAATTAATGGATGCTGGTACTTTAGCTAAATTATCCGTTAATGTACTGCTTCTTAAATATCCAGAAATACTTTGTAAGACATTAAAAGATACAACATATCAAGAAGAAATAGACTTTATTGTATCTAATGAAGCACGTAACTCTTTTATTAAGAACCTTGCATTAGATCAGGATGGGAATACATTAGTACTCTTTAATTTAGTTAAGAGACATGGAGAACCATTATATAAGATGATATCCGAGAAAGTATCCGGAGATAGACAGGTCTTTTTTGTATCCGGAGCAACACCTACTGATGATAGAGAACGTATAAGACAGTTAACAGAAAAGGAAAATGATGCTATTATTGTAGCATCTCTTGGTACATTCTCTACTGGTATTAACATTAAGAACTTACATAATATTATATTTGCATCACCATCTAAATCACAGATTAAAGTACTTCAGTCTATCGGTAGAGGACTCAGAAAGTCAGAAACAGGACAAGAAACTGAAGTATTTGATATAGCTGATGATCTACATTATAGGAAACGACAGAATTACACTCTATTACATTCAGGTGAACGTATTAAAATCTACTCTAGAGAGAAATTCGATTACGACATCTACGAGGTTAAGCTATGAAACCTGATATCAGACATATCCAATTAATTACAGGCCAATCTATTATAACTCATGTTCTTGAAGAATTTGAAGATTACTTTATGGTAGAAATACCCTTTTTAATTAATAAGAAAGAAGATAATTCTACTTCCTTTTCATTATACATGCATCTCTCAGAACCTAATGATACTAAACTAATCCTTTATAAACATTCAATAGTATGTGCAGCTGAGTGTAATACGTCTTATAAGTATCAGTATATGATGATGATTAATCAAGTAGAGGAAGTAGAACGAGAGTCTGAAGAACAACGTCAACTTGAATTGGAAGAAGAATCCACCGAAGAACAATACAGACCAGACCAACGGTTACATTAATGCATTAAATATACTATATCCCCACTTTCCCACATCACTAGTAATATTATAACACATTTTTAAGTAAAAGTCAAGTTGACATTTACCTAATTTTAGTGTATAATATATACTATAACAATAAAAAAGAGATATAATTATGGCAGACGATCCAAAACATTATTTAAATAATAAAGAGTTTTCTCAGGCGGTTGTTGATTATGTAAATGCTTGTAACGATGCAAAAGAGAAATTAGAGAAGGTACCTATTGTTACAGATTACATAGCGACATCCTTTATGGCTATTGCATCTAAACTATCAAATAGATCTAATTTTGCACGTTATACATATAGAGATGAAATGGTAATGGATGCAGTAGAGAATTGTCTTAGAGCTATTAATAACTACAAATATGATTATACTACACGAACAGGACTTCCTAATGCATTTTCTTACTTTACTCAAATATGTTTCTATGCTTTTATAAGACGGATACAAAAAGAAAACAAACAAGTTGATATTAAGAATGAGTTTACTCTAAAGGCAGATCATGCTAATTTTCTTCATTATTCAGAGTCAGGTCTGGCCTCTGAGTATGTATTAGTTGATGATACTATAGAACATCTTAAAGATAAAATATCAATAATTGACCGTGCTAAGAAAACAGCCACAAAGGAAATACGCCACAACTTTAAAAGGTTAAAAGGCTTAGAACAATTTTATAGAAAAGACTAGGTATATAATGAAAGTAGCTATATTGAATGATACACATGCTGGTGCTCGTAATTCTTCTGGAATATGGATAGAGTATCAGCGTCGATTTTATGAAGAAGTTTTCTTCCCTTACTGTGACAAACACAACATTTCTCAAGTACTACATCTTGGAGATTACTATGAGTCAAGAAAGAATGTAAACTTTAAAGCTCTTAATGAGAATAGGAATATGTTCCTAAAACCACTGGTTGAAAGGAGTATGTATATGAACATCATACCCGGAAATCATGATGTATATCATAAAAATACTAATGATCTTTGTGCTCTTAAAGAACTACTTGGTTATTATACTAAGAATGTAAAGATACACATGGATCCGGTTGAAATCGATTATGATGGTCTAAAGATAGGATTAATCCCTTGGATTACCTCTCAAAACCATGTGGAAGTTAAAGAGTTTATACGAAAGACATCATCTACCATTCTTGGGGCTCATTTAGAACTTCAAGGATTTGAGGTATCTAGAGGTATTATGCACCAACACCATGGTCTAATTGAATCTTCTGAACTATCAAAGTTTGATCAGGTTCTTTCAGGGCATTTCCATATAGCATCTGAGCAGTCCAATATACGTTATCTTGGATCACAGATAGAGTTTACATGGAATGATCATAATGATAAGAAGTATTTCCATGTACTTGATACAGAAACAAGAATGGTTGAGAAGGTATTAAACCCTATCAGGATGTTTGAAATCATTTACTATGATGATGAAGTAACTGATTACTCAGCCTTATCTGTTGATTTCTACAAGGGTAAGTTTATTAAAGTATTTGTTGTGAAAAAGACAGATCCATTTTTGTTTGATATCTTTATTGATAAACTTCTTGATATAGGTGTACACGATCTTAAGATATCAGAGAATTTTGTATCTAATATAGAAGATACCGAAGTGAATGCTAAGGGTATAACTGATACAGGAGATCTATTAAACTCATATATAGATGCACTTGATACACAGCTTGATAAAGAAAGAGTAAAGAATGTAGTACAAAATCTTTATAGAAATGCCCAATCTATGGAGATTCAATAATATGATAACATTTCACACACTTAACTGGCGGAATTTCCTATCTACAGGGAATAATCCAACTAAAATACATCTTGACAAGTCACCATCTACATTAGTAGTAGGTCATAATGGGTCAGGAAAATCTACAATGATAGATGCTCTCTCATTTGCACTATTTGGTAAACCTCATAGATCTATTAAGAAAGCTCAGTTAGTTAATGCTATTAACCAAAAGGATTGTGAAGTTTCTGTTGATTTTACAATAGGCTTAACTAAATACAAGATTATAAGAGGTTTAAAGCCTAACAAGTTTGAGATATATATTGATGATGTAATGGTTAACCAATCTTCTACTGTTAGAGATTACCAGACATACCTTGAACAGAATATTCTTAAACTTAACCATAAGTCATTTCATCAAATTGTTGTACTAGGTGCGTCCTCATTTGTACCTTTTATGCAACTTAACTCTGCGCATAGACGTGAAGTAATAGAAGATGTTCTAGATATACAAGTATTTGGTGTAATGAATAATTTACTTAAAGCTGATATATCTAAAATTAAGGAAGAATTAAGAGATGTTGATTCTTCTATAAGTATAAAGACAAATTCAATTAATATGCAAAAGAAGCATATTAGAGAAATTCAAGTCTTAACAGAATCACATATACACAAGAAACGGAATGAGATAGAATCTATAAATCTTAAAATCTCTAACTTAGAAAAAGAGAATATCACTCTAACTAAGGGATTGGATAGTGATATTAAAGATATATCTAGACAATTGAGTTTAGAGGGTGAGAAGAATGATGAACTCCGTAAGTATGATGTAGGTATCCAATCCGGCATTAAACGTGTTGTTAAGGAGTCCAAGTTCTATGAGGAAAATGATGACTGTCCTATATGTAAGCAAGATATAGATAATGCATTTAAACAATCACAGCTTCAACTTACTAGAGAAAAGGAAAAGAATCTTAAAGAAGGATTAACTGAATGTAAGATAGCTCTTATGGACTCTAATGACAAATATATTATAATAGAGTCTAAGTTAAAGGAATTACACGATAAGCATGCGAAAGTAACACTTAATAATGGAGTTTTAGATTCTTATAGGACATCAAAGGAAAACCTGTTGTCCTCTATATTTGAACTCCAGAATGCAGAAACTCTAGATAATGATGTATCTTTAGCGTCGGCCAATGGTGAATTGAATAGATTAACTAAATCTTTACAGGCCTGCATGACGGATCGTGTGGAATTAGGAGAGAAGAACAACTATAACTCAGTGATATATGAGATATTAAAAGATACTGGTATTAAGACACAGATTATTAGACAATATCTTCCTATGATTAATCAACTGATTAATCAATACCTTCAGATAATGGATTTCTATATATCATTTTACCTAGATGATTCATTTTCTGAGACTATTAAATCGAGACATAGAGATATCTTTTCGTACGATTCATTCTCAGAAGGTGAGAAGATGAAGATAGATCTTGCTATATTGTTTACATGGAGAGAAGTAGCTAGAGTAAAGAATTCAATGTCCACTAATCTATTAATATTGGATGAGACATTTGACTCATCTTTAGATCCGGATGGTATTGAAAACCTTATTAAGATTTTGATTACAATGTCAGATTGTAATTTGTTTGTTATATCACATAAAGGGGAGATACTAGAGAACAAGTTTAGACATAAAATGGAGTTCCAGAAACATAGGAATTTTTCAAAAATACTTGACATTTCACTATAAATAGTGTATAATACAAGGGTATATATATAATAGGACAAACAATAATTATGAGGATTTGTAATGAAATTAACTGAAAACACTTTGAATGTATTAACGAATTATGCTTCAATCAACCCTAACATTGTGATTGAGCAGGGGAATATATTAAAAACTGTATCAGGTGCTAAGAATATAATGGCATTCTCTACAGTAGATACTGTATTCCCATCAGACTTTGGTATTTATGATCTTAATGAGTTCTTAAATGCCATTGATATGATCGATCAGCCTGAATTCTTATATGAATCAGAAAACAAATCGGTCATTATTAGAAGCGAAGATAAGACATGCTCTATTAAATATTTCTTTTCTGACCCTAAGATTCTTGTTTCACCCTCTAAAGACATTGATATGCCTGAGTGTGAAGTAGAATTTGAACTAGGGGAGTCGGATTTAAATAATATAAAACGTGCTTCATCTACGTTTCGAGCGGATACACTTGTTGTTACACCAGATAATGGGGAATTAGTTTTATCTGTCAGAGATATTGAAGATAAAACGTCTAACTCGTATTCAATTAGAGTTAGTCCAAGTAAATGTCCAGAAAAGGATTTTAGATTTGTATTTCAAATCTCTAATTTTAAATTCATCTCAGGTGACCTGCGGATTAGGATTTCATCACAATTAATAGGCGAATTCGCTATTAAGAATTCTGAGTCTAAATATTGGGTCGCTCTAGAGAAATCATCTACATTTAACAAATAGGAAATAAAAATGGCTGAAGAAAGTTTAGTAACAACACAAGAAGAAGAGGCACCACAAGAAGAGGGAGTTCAGTTAGGTTTGAATGAGCTTGCCGGAGCAATTAAGATCATTGATGTATGTTCAGAGAGAGGGGCTTTTAAAGGACCTGAATTAGAAGAAGTTGGTCGCCTTCGGGGAAGATTAGCACAGTTTATTGATGCTAATGCACCTAAACAGGAAGAGACTCCAGGAGAAGGTTCTGAACCTGAAACAACTACGGACGCTCCGTAATCATGTTTGATTTCGGTTTTACGGCGGTTGATGAGGATGAGTTAGAAGCTGTAAAGGCTCTTAAATCATCTAAAGAAGAAGTAGTTAAAATACAATCTGAACGTCTACATGAATCTGACGAGAGATTAAACAATTTGTATAATGCAATACTTCCTTTATTGTCTAATTTGAAAGCAAATCCAGACAAGGATTACATTTACTGGCCTAATAGAACCGAAAAGGTAGAAGAATTTGAAGATATTATCGCTGCAATAATTAAAGAATAACGCTTGACATTGTTGCAGTGATAGTGTATAATAGTATATAATTAAACAATTGGTGAATATATAATGAGTAATGATAATGAATTTCTGTGGTGTGAGAAATACAGACCACAGATAGTTTTTAATACAATTCTACCTGAATCTTTAAAATCTGTATTTACCAACATCGTTGAGTCTGGTGAACTTCCTAATATGTTGTTCTCTGGTTCTGCTGGTGTTGGTAAAACTACAGTTGCTAAAGCACTTTGTGAAGAAATGTGTCTTGATTACATTGTAATTAATGGATCTGATGAACGTAATATTGAAACACTTCGTGGCAAGATTAAACAATTTGCATCTTCTGTTTCATTAAGTGGTGGTCATAAAGTTGTTATCCTTGATGAGGCCGATTATCTTAATCTGCACTCTGTACAACCTGCACTTCGTAACTTTATAGAAAAGTACTCAGAAAACTGTAGGTTTATCTTAACGTGTAATTTTAAAAATAGATTAATCGAGCCTATTCACTCTCGATGTTCTAACATTGACTTTACTATTCCTAAGAGCCAGAAACCAGCAATTGCATCTCAATTCTTTAATAGAATTAAAAGTATCTTAGCTGATGAATCAGTAACATATGATGAGAAGGCTTTGATTTCTGTAACACAAAAGTTCTTCCCTGATTTCCGTAGAACCTTAAATGAGCTACAAAAGTATGCTATCTCTGGATCTAATACAATTGATGCTGGTATCTTAACTGAAGTTGGTGATGTAGATATTTCAGATCTAATGAAGTATCTTAAAGCAAAAGACTTCTCACAAATGCGTAAGTGGGTTGTTAATAATATTGATCAAGACACACCTGTAATTATTCGTAAGTTGTATAATACAATGTCTGAGTATATTAGACCAGAAACTATACCAGCTGCTATTCTTATCTTAGCAGAGTATCAATTTAAAGATGCTTGGGTTGCAGATAAAGAATTGAATATGGTAGCCTGTCTTACTGAGGTAATGAGTACGGTTGAGTTCAAATGAAACTCTTTGACTATGTAAGTTCAATCAACTTTACTAAGAAAAACCTTATGGTGGATGATGTAACTGAAGCTATATATGAACCTTTTATTATTAATAGGTCATTATCTTACTTTGAAGATACAGTTCTCTTAGCAAATGAAATGAATATCCACCATCATATTGACTCTCGTTTACAATATGATTTCCTTATAAATACAATTAGAAAGAGTAAACGATTTTCTAAATGGGCTAAACCTGATAATACAGAAACAATAACTGCAGTAATGGAATACTATATATATTCCGAAGAGAAAGCAAAAGCAGTACTGCCCCTGTTAGGTGATAATGAAATTATAAGAATAAAGGAAACGGTGAGCAAAGGTGGAATTAGAAAATAATGAAATCGTGGAATGGACACCAGATATTATGCTGGAAGTTCGTCTAAACGAACCAGACGACTTCTTAAAAGTCAAAGAAACACTTACAAGAATTGGTATACCATCTAACCCAAGCAAGGGTAATATACTAAGCCAGTCTTGTCATATACTACATAAACAAGGTAGATATTTTATTGTGCATTTTAAAGAATTATTCATTCTTGATGGCAAACCAAATAATCTACTAGAGAATGATGTACAACGTAGGAATACTATTTCTACATTGTTATCAGATTGGGGTTTAGTTACTATACTAGATGAATCCCTTTCACAAGATAGAGCTCCTCTTAAACAGATAAAGATTATACCTTTTTCTGAAAAGAAGAAATGGACTCTATCACCCAAGTACAATATAGGTAACGTTAGACACTAAAAGGTTAATGTTCTATATTGGTAATTAAATATTCGCCTGATTGTCAGGGAATATAACAATGTGCTCTAAGGAGGCAAAACTATGCAAAATTTTACTTTTCCAAGATCCCCCAGATATATTGGTTTTGATGAGATGTTCAATGATCTTGAACGTTTAGGTCAACAGTCTGATTCGGGATATCCCCCATATAATATCACTAAAGTGTCTGAGGACAAAACAATAGTTGAACTTGCTGTTGCTGGATTCTCTCTCCCTATGCTTGATATTGAAGTAAAAGATTCTACTCTATGTATTACTGGTAACTCTGACGAAACTAAAAGGAATATTGAATATATCCATAAGGGTATCTCATCCCGCAAGTTTCGTAAGGAATTTAAACTTTCTGAATATACTGTTGTATCTAGAGCTAATCTAATTGATGGTATTCTTTATATTGAGTTAATACTTGAAGTTCCGGAAGAGAAGAAACCTAAACGCATCCCTATTAATAGAGATGGTGATTCCGCTACAGCTGAAGAACTACTGTTAGGTTAATATATATAAAGGGTACCTAGAAATAGGTACTCTTTTTTTAAATAGGTGAATAAATGAAACAAGAAAATATCAAAATAGTACGTCTTTCTTCAGGTGAAGAGTTATTATGTAATTATGAGTCCGCAACTGAAACAATATTCCAACCAGTTATTATCATACCTGCAGCTGAAGGTAAGCTACAGTTTGTACCTTATATGCCTTATGCTGATGTGTCCGAATTGGTAATTGATAATCCTGCGCAGTTTATTATGTTTATTGTAGATCCAATGGAAGAAATGAAAGAGAAGTATCGTGAATTAGTAAAGGAAATTGAAGGTTATAAGGAAAAAGAACCTGCCATTATTACCCCTGACCTTAATATTGTCACTTGACATCTAAGCTGAAATAGTGTATAATATGTATAATTATGATAAAACGGTGATAACCTGTGACAAATTTCTATACTTCAGTAAACAGATTCGGTAATAAATTATTATTAAGAGGGTATGATTCTGGTCATCCTACTAAAGAACGCATTGCGTTTAAACCATCATTATTTGTACCTTTTCACAAGAAATCCTCTAAATGGAAATCACTTAAAGGTGAACCTTTAGAGGAGTTAGTATTTGACTCTATGAGAGAAGCTAAGGAGTTTCTTCAAACTACAGAGTCTATAAATAATCTAAAGATTCACGGCAATGCTAACTACATTGCCCAATTCATTCAACAGAAGTACCCAGGTAAGATACCATTTGCAAGGAATAAGATCAATGTAACTTCAATCGATATTGAGGTTGCATCTGATGATGGTTTCCCTGAGCCTGAGTTTGCTGCACATGAAGTTATATCAATAGCACTCAAATCCTCTATAGATGATACCTATTATGTATGGGGTATGGGGGATTTTGATATATCAACTTCTATTCATACAGAGCTTAAACTAGAATATGTTAAATGTTTAGATGAACTAGATCTACTTCGTAAGTTCATTGGTCATTGGAGTTCACCTAGACATATACCTGATGTTATAACAGGTTGGAATACCAAGTTCTTCGATATGCCTTATCTGGTTAATCGTATAAACAATGTATTATCAGAAACCTATTCTAAACGATTAAGTCCTTGGGGGTTAGTGGATCGTAGAGAAGTTACTATAATGGGTAAGTCCTCTCAGTTCTATGAGATTGTAGGTATACAACAACTTGATTACCTCGATCTATATAAGAAGTTCACTTACTCACAACAAGAATCCTATAAGTTAGATCATATAGCTCATGTCGAGCTGGATGAACGTAAGATATCATATGAAGAGTATGGTACACTTCATTCATTATATAAGAATGATTATCAAAAGTTCATTGATTATAATATTAAAGATGTTGAGTTAATAGAACGGTTTGAAGATAAGATGGGTCTTATTACATTATGTATGACTATAGCTTATAAAGCAGGTGTTAACTACACAGAAGCATTTGGTACAACTGGTATATGGGATACTTTTATCTACCGTACACTAACAGAACAGAAGATTGCTGTACCACCTAAAGAGATTAATGCAAAAGCAGAGTACCCAGGTGGGTATGTTAAAGCACCTATGGTAGGTAAACATAATTGGGTTGTATCATTTGATTTAAACTCACTATATCCACATCTTATTATGCAGTATAATATGAGTCCTGAAACCGTGCTTGATGAGGTAACTCCGGGTATTAATGTAGACTACTGTTTAAACAATAAAGCTGTAGACTGGTGTACTACAGATACATCAATTGCAGCTAATGGCTCTCATTACTCTAAAGAAAAACGTGGAGTTATCCCATCTATTATTGATACCCTCTATTCTGAGAGAAAGGTTATCAAGAATGATATGCTTAAAGCTAAACAGGAGTCTCAGAAGGATAAGTCGTTTAGACTAGTAAAGAAGATATCTAATCTTAATAATCAGCAAATGGCAATTAAGATTTTAATGAACTCTTTATATGGTGCTCTAGGTAATAGGTTCTTTAGATACTATGATCTTAGAGTAGCTGAAGGTATTACACTCTCAGGTCAATTAAGTATTAGGTGGGCTGAGAAAGCAACTAATAGATTTATGAACATGATAGTAGGTACAGAAGATGTAGACTATGTTATAGCTATTGATACAGATTCCCTTTATGTTAACTTTGAACCATTAGTATCTAAGTTTAATATATCTAAAGATAAGGCTGTAGGTCTTATTGATAAGATGTGTGAAGAGCAGTTTGTTCCTATGATGGCTAAATCATATCAAACTCTATCTGATAACATGAATGCTTATGAGAATAAGATGGTAATGGATCGAGAAGTTATTGCTGATGTTGGTATATGGACTGCAAAGAAACGTTATATCTTAAACGTACATAACTCAGAGGGTGTACAGTATGATGAACCTCAATTAAAGATAATGGGTATTGAAGCCGTTAAATCTTCTACGCCTGCTATATGTCGTGATGCTCTTAAAGAGTTATTTAAGGTAATAGTAATCAAAGATGAAGTAGATGTACAAGATGCTATAGCCCAATTTAAAGACTACTTCTATTCAAGACCTGCGCATGAAGTGGCATTTCCTAGAGGTGTAACTAATATAACTAAATGGGTTGATCTAGATAAAGAAAACGGTGGATTATATATCAAAGGAACACCTATTCATGTTCGGGGTACTCTAATATATAATAATGCTATTATAATTAATAAGCTAAGAAAGAAGTATACATTAGTTAAGAATGGGGAGAAGATTAAGTTTCTATATCTAAAGACACCTAATCCTGTTAAAGAGAATGTTATATCATTTCCTGATTATCTACCAGAGGAACTTAATATGTCCGAGTATATTGATTATCCATTACAGTTTGAGAAGACATTCCTTGATCCTATTACACCTATCTTAGATGCTATTGGGTGGTCGATAGAACCAAGGGCTTCACTAGAATCATTCTTCTCTTGACATTTAGACTAAACTATAGTATAATATACCTATGAGATATTCATTAACCTTATTTAAGAATCTGTTTGACAATAAGACACACAAGCGAATGGATTTTAATAGCTGGGCTGAGATGGAGGATCTTTTGTATCAGTTATCTCAAAAACCTACAGAAAGTAAAGCTTCATCTTCCCTTATATCACCAGCCATATATAACAAGGGTGGGAAACGGAATAATGATTCTGTACTTTTATGGACTTGGGCTGCATTAGATGTTGATGATCATAAGATAGAATCTTCTGTATTAAAGGAAGAGTTATATAAAAGATTTGGGCATTATTATTATGTTTGTTATTCTACAGCATCATCAAGAATAGATTACCCTAAGTTTAGGTTAGTGTTCCCTTTAGAGTATCCAGTATATGCTAAGAATATTAGACATTTTTGGTTTGCTTTAAATTCGGAATTCTCAGAACTAGGTGACCCACAAACTAAAGATCTGTCTAGAATGTACTATGTACCTGGCCAGTACTTAAATGCTTATAATTTCATATTTACAAATTCTAAAGGTAAGTTCATTAACCCAACTAACCTAATGAAGACAGTAACATATATAGATAAGAATAGATCTTCTAATTTTCTAGATATGTTACCGACTGAAATGCAAGAGCAAGTAATAGAACACCGTAAGTCTAAACTGGTTAATAAGGATAAGTATAATTGGTCATCAATATCCAATTGTCCATTTATTAATAAGAAGATGTTATCTGAGTATTCTGCTATATCGGAAACAGGTTGGTACCATAAGATGTATCAGATGATGGTATCTATAGCCTTTAATGCAATCCGTAAAGAATACCCAATAACAGCAGAAGAAATAGAAGTATTAATGAGAGAGTTAGATTCACGAACAGGGTCGTGGTATGTAAAGCGACCTATATTAAAAGAGGCAAATTCCGCATTAAACTATGCGTATAAAACACATACAGAGAGGTTATAACTATGTACGAATACAAAGCTAAATTAATTAGAGTAGTTGATGGTGATACTATTGATGCTGAAATTGATTTAGGATTTAAGATTTATATTAAGGAACGGATACGATTTGCAGGGATTGATACACCGGAATCAAGGACTAGACATAAACATGAAAAGTCATGGGGACTAGCTGCTAAATGTCGTGTTAAAGATCTTTTAGAGTATGAAGATGCAGAATTTACTTTAACTACTGAACTTCAAAAGAAAGGTAAGTTTGGACGTATTTTAGGATCTGTTATACTTGCTGATGGCACTTCACTATCTGAGATATTATTAGATGAGAAGTTGGCAATTCCTTATGAAGGTGGTAATAAAGATGAGTCTCGTATAAAATATGGTGTTAAAGAATTATGGGAAATGAACTTTTATAGTACAGGACCTGGATGGTTGGATAAACAAAGTAAGGAGTAGTAGATAATGAGTTTAATGGAAAAATTGAGAAAGAATTCTAAGATAAAAGGAACTGATATATTGTCAGATTCTATGTTATTTAAGAATACAGATATGGTTACAACAGATGTACCAATGATGAATGTAGCATTATCAGGTGATATTGATGGTGGGTTATCTGCTGGTCTTACAGTATTAGCAGGACCTTCTAAGCATTTCAAAACATCATTTGCCTTAAAGATAGCAGCTGCGTATCTAAAGAAGTTTGATGATGCTATTTTATTGTTTTATGATTCAGAGTTTGGATCACCACAAGAATACTTTGAGCAGTTTGATATTGATACATCTAGAGTTTTACATACACCTATTACAGATGTAGAGGAACTCAAGTTTGATCTAGTATCACAGCTTGAAGAAGTTGAACGTAAAGAAAAAGTTGTTATTATTATTGATTCAATTGGTAATCTGGCATCTAAGAAAGAATTAGAAGATGCTAAATCAGGTAAATCCGTCGCTGATATGTCACGTGCTAAAGCACTTAAAGGATTGTTTAGAATGATTACACCATATCTAACAATGCGTGATATACCAATGATGGCTGTTAATCATACATATAAAGAGATTGGGTTATTCCCTAAAGATGTAGTATCAGGTGGTACAGGGATCTACTATTCCGCAGATAATATATGGATTGTAGGTCGTAGACAAAACAAAGCAGGCACAGGGGAGATAGAAGGTTATGACTTTATTATCAATATTGAAAAATCAAGATTTCTTAGAGAGAAGTCAAAGATTCCTATTAAAGTTGAATTTAATGG